TGGCTTTTAACATGAGATTCAAAACCAATGATGCCACGCAATCAGACATTGTGGCTGGACTACAGTTGACTGATACCACACCTTTGGATGTGACTGACGGCATTTTCTTTTTGAAGTCCGACGGCGGTACTACTGTCACTTTCATTGTTGAAAAAGACAGCACGCAATCTACTTTAGATTTGCCAAACGCTTTGGCCGACGATACTTTTATGACTGTAGGTTTTGTTTACGATCCTAAAGATCAGAAGTTTCACGTCTTCCAAAACAATGTTTTAGCGGGAACAGTTGTTAGCACAAATGCTCCAGACAATGAAGAGTTGACTGTTTCATTTGGCATACAAAATGGTGCTGCTGCTGCAAAAACTTTGACTGTCGATTACATCGGCGCAAGCAAAGAACGTACAGCGGTTACTGAACTGTAAGGAGTAAAACATGGCTGATGCAGTAACTTCACAAACTATCCAAGATGGTGAGAAAACTGCCATACTAAAATTCACCAATGTCTCAGACGGCACTGGTGAATCAGCCGTTAAGAAAGTAGATGTATCTGCTTTAGCGTCTAATAGCGCTGGCGCAACATGTACCTCTGTTTCTGTTTCTAGGATCTATTGGGCAACAGTAGGCATGAGCGTCAAACTTGAGTTTGATGCAACTTCTAACGTGCTTTTGATCCATTTACCAGCCGACAGCACTGGCGATGAATACTATGACTTATTTACAGGTATTCCTAACAATGCTGGCAGTGGTGTAACAGGAGATATTGACTTAACGACTGTAGGACACAGTAATGGCGACGCTTACTCAATCATTTTGGTATTGACTAAAAACTACTAGATGGCGACGACTAAAGACGTCACTAGATCTCCCAGCGGTAGGATTTCCTATCGCGGGGAGACGTTTTCTGGTTTTAATAAACAAAAAAGAACACCAGGTAAAAATAAAAAGTTTGCGGTTTTAGCCAAGAAAGGCGATCAAATAAAAATAGTGCGTTATGGTGATCCGAACATGTCAATTAAAAAAGATCAACCAGCGCGAAAAAAAAGTTTCAGAGCAAGACATAATTGCGATGCAGTACAAAAGAAAAAAGATGTATTTACTGCGGGTTATTGGTCTTGTAAAAATTGGTAAATAATTATGGCAACTCCAAAAAATGTAGCGAACCCATCCTTGTATGCAAAGGCCAAAGCGAAAGCTAAAGCTAAGTTTGACGTTTACCCATCAGCTTATGCTAATGCTTATATGGTTAAAGAATACAAAAAAATGGGTGGCAAATATAAAGGTGCTAAAAAAGCAGAAGGTGGCGAAATGAAAAGTTTAAAACCAATACCCGCAACCAACAAAGGTTTGCCCAAACTACCAAAAAAGGTAAGAAATAAAATGGGATTTATGCGTAACGGCGGATCTGTAATGATGGTCCAAGGCAGAGGTTGTGGAGCTATGATGGATTCAAAACGAAAAAAAACTAAAGTTCCTAGAAGTTAATGAGTCTCAAAACTTGGTTTGGCAAAGGTTCAAAGGGCGATTGGGTTGACATAGGCGCACCAAAAAAAGATGGTAAATTTCAACCTTGTGGCCGTAAAAGCACTAAGGGATCTAAAAGAAAATATCCTAAATGTGTGCCTCGATCACAAGCTAATAAAATGAGCAAATCAGAAAAAAAATCTGCGGTAAGACGTAAAAGAGCAAAACCTCAAGGTGTTGGAGGAAAACCAACCAATGTTAAAACTTTTGCATCAAGAGGTGGTATGATAATATCAAAACCTAATATGGGTTTATACGGAAGGAGATAAACATGAAAGGAAGAAAATATATGGCAAAAGGTGGCGGCATGAAAGGCACCAAATACATGTCTATGGGTGGTGCTGCTAGAGCAGAAATGAAAGCTAATCCCGGCATGGGCAAAATGCCTGAATCGGTTATGTCTGCTTTGATGGGACAAGGTACAAGAATGGCTGGATCTACACCTATGTTGAAAGGTACTAAAGGTATGGCTAAAGGCGGAGGCATGAAGGGTACAAAGTACAAAGCGAAGGGCGGAGGCTTGTCTAAAAAATAATTTATTACATAGGAGTTAAATAAAGTGGCGTATTTAATTTCAAACATCCCACAGTTTAAGTGTTGGGTGCGAAAAGAATTTACTGCAAATCATCAAGATTACCATGAAGAATATCTACATGCTTTGGCGTTTGCTGTAAACACTATTCCAGATAGATCTCTTTCTTTTCAAGTAGTTTTTACAGGATGTGAAACAGACTTTGAAGATTATCCAGATGAAAACGTACATGGCGGAGCCATGTGGGCAAGGATGCCCATACAGGCTCTCATAGCAGACGTGCCTTTAGAAAAGTGGCCAACACCTATGGAAGATCATTTAGCTCAACCTTGGGATTGTTTGAGCCACGATCATTCGGTTATAGTTTTGGATCGTGTTAGCTCGTCGCCTTGGATATGCAAAATAGACGGAGAGTTCTATACTGGTAGGTATATGTTTACAGTAGATTATACAGATCACAGCATAGCGGACGATCCGGCTCAACATAAACAATCACATGTGTTATATTTAACCGATGCTGGAGAGTACACTGGCAATTTTGTAGCCTTACCTAACAATAGAGTAAGAGCAACAAACCCAGCTTTGTGGCGAGTAGGAGAAGGAGCACCAGATTTTTCTCCTAGTCAATGGGTACACTCAGCAGAAGGACATGAAAGTTATATGGATCCTAATATAACTTTTAATAATTTATATAGTGAAGGAGAAATAGAAAAGTAATGGCAACATCAAGCAGCAAAAATTTTGAGCTAGACGTAGCAGACTATGTAGAGGAAGCGTTTGAGCGTTGTGGTATAGAATTGAGAACAGGTTACGATTTAAAAAGCGCGACTCGTAGTTTAAATCTTATGTTAGCAGAGTGGGCAAACAGAGGTCTTAACCAATGGACTATTACAGAAAAAACAGTGACTATGGTGAAAGACACAAAAACATACAATGTTGATAGTACAAACGCCACAGCTCCTATTGATGTTTTGGATGTTTTTATAAGAGAAACAGTAAGCAATGAAACAACAGATTTACCAATGACAAGATTAAGTAGAGCTGAATACGCACACATAACTACAAAATCAACCACAGGAAAACCAAATCAATTTTTTATAAATAAACAAACCACACCGACCATATCGGTTTGGCCAGCTCCAGACAAAAATAGCACTTATACAGTACACATGAATGTATTAACAAGAATGGATGATGCAGATGCGGGCGCCAACACTTTGGATATGCCGTTTAGATTTTACCCTTGTTTAGCAGCTGGTCTAGCTTATTACATTTCTATGAAAAGAGCGCCAGAAAGAACAAACACTTTAAAAGCAATATACGAAGATGAGTTTACAAGAGCATTATCACAAGATGAAGATAGAGCATCTTATAAAATACAACCTAATTTAAGGAGTTACAATAACGCGTAATGGCATTTGCATCAGGTAAATATTCCTACGGGATCTGCGACATTTCTGGTTTTAGATACAAACTGAAAGATATGCGTATGACTTGGGATGGTTTGCTAGTTGGACCCGATCAATGGGATCCAAAGCATCCACAGTTAATGCCAAAACCAAGCGCACAAGATCCACAAGCTGTAAAAAACGCAAGACCAGATGTGGTTGACGATAATTCTGCTTTTTTAGTTTATACAAACGTAGGTAATGGTAAATTAGGTGCCGTGTTATCTACTTTTGAGATTACAACTGGTTTAGGTGAGGTTACAATAACAACATGAGTTTTACATACGCAACATTAAAAACCGCAGTACAAGATTATCTGCAAGTTTCTGAGACAACTTTTACAACACAATTACCAAGATTTATACAAGAATCAGAAGATCGTATTTTTTCTATGGTTCAATTACCAGATCAAAGAAAAAACGTACAAGGCAATTTAACTTCTGGCAATAGGTTCTTGGCTACACCAACAGATTTTTACGCACCCATGAGTTTAGCAATTATAAACTCTGATACTTACGATTATTTAGATTACAAACACCCTTCATTCATAAAAGAGTTTTCTTCTGGTACCACACAAAGTACACCAAAGTATTATTCTTTGTTTGATGAAACATCTTTTGAAATCTCACCAATTCCCGATTCAAACTATACAGTTGAATTACATTATTTAAACAAACCAAGCTCTTTAACAAATGGTAGTGACAGTGGCACAACGATGTTATCTACGGATTATCCAGATGCGTTGTTGTACGGAGCTCTAGTGGAAGGTTCAATCTTCCTCAAGGAACCGCCAGAAATCGTTGCACAATTTGAGGGCCGATTTAAGGAGGCGATAGCTCGTATGAAAAATATATCAGAAGGTCGTGGCACACGCGACGAGTATAGATACGATTCAGTCCGCTCAAGCGTGACTTAATGGTACTAGAACATTTAGAAGGAAAAAAAATAGCATTAGTCGGTCTGGGTGTGTCACAGGTTGATTTTGCTATAGGTTTAGAAAACTCAAGAGAGTGGGATGAAATCTGGTGCATCAACTCCGCTGGATGTGTTTATCCAGCAGACAGGATATTTGCTTTAGATCCAGCAAGTCGTTTCTTTGATTCTGACGACGCTGGAAAACAAACAGCTTCTATGGTCAAGTTAATGTCAGAAAGCGATGTGCCAATATACACTTGTGAGTTAGATCCTAGAATTAAAAATCCTGTTTTATATCCTGTAGAGGAGGTGTGCAATGCAACTCAATGCGCTTATTTGAACAACACAGTAGCTTACGCTATTGCTTACGCTTTATATAATAAAGTTGGCAGAATAGATTTGTTTGGTATTGATTTCTCTTACAAAGAAAACATGCACTTTGCAGAAGCGGGTAGAGCTTGCGTTGAATTTTGGATTAGCAAATGTATGAGCGCTGACATCATTGTAGGAATATCTGGAAGATCAACAGTTTTAGATTCTAATGTTCCAGCCTCAGAAAAACTTTATGGGTTTCATAGATTAGAAAAACCTTTGGTTGCAGTGCCGCATGAAGGCAGATTCATAATAGGACCTTTTGATGAAATTAATGAAGAATTAGAACAATATGGTTTAAAAATAAACGAGGACGTAGTACCTCCAGAACCATACAAAGGATAATTATGAGCGCAAAAGGAGATTTCGTATTAGGTAAAGTTGAGGTTCATTCAACAGAAAATAAAGGGCATGATCCTGAATTTTGGGCCACACAGGCTACAAAAAAGATTGTTAGCATATCTGCTAACGCTCCAGATCATATTAAACAGCAAGCGTTAGCTTTTCAAAACCAAGTTTATACTGTAATCTTGTACTCTATGAAGAACGCGATTAAGTCGCAGAACACGACTTACTCGAATTTATTGAGTGAACAAGGCCATGAAGACATGGCTAAAATATTGAGGGAGCTATAATGGCAATAACATCAGCAATAGCAACAAGTTTCAAACAAGAGTTACTTGTTGAAGGGCATAATTTAACTAACGGAGCTGACACGCTCAAACTAGCGCTTTACACCAGTTCTGCAACTTTGGGAGCTGGCACCACAGCCTATGTAACGACAGGTCAAGCAACGGGCACTAATTACACTGCTGGAGGAAGTGCATTGACTAATGTTACTCCTACAACATCGGGTACAACGGCTATAGTAGATTTTGCAGATCTAACTTTTGGCACGGCAACTGTAACAGCTAGAGGTTGTTTGATTTACAATACATCCAATTCTAACAAAGCAATTTGCGCTATAGATTTTGGTGGAGATAAAACTTCGACTGCCGGTGACTTTACAGTAGTTTTTCCAGCTGCTACTGCAACTGGAGCCATAATTAGGTTGGCTTAGAGCATTTTAAGATATGTTAAAATCTGTATATGCCTCTAACCAAGTTAAATTTTAAACCCGGTATCAATAAAGAAGAAACCGACTATGCCAATGAAGGCGGTTGGGTAGACGGCGATAAGATTAGATTTCGTAAAGGCCGCGTAGAAAAAATAGGTGGTTGGCAAAAATATTCAACTTCTTCAATAATAGGTTCCGCAAGAGCTTTGCACTCTTGGATTTCTTTAGAAGGTCGTAAATATTTAGGTATTGGTACTACCAATAAATACTACATAGAAGAAGGTGGTACCTACAATGACATCACACCTATTCGAGCGACCACAACAAATGCGGCTACTTTTTCGGCTACTAATGGATCTTCTACAGTTACAGTAACAGACAGTAGCCATGGTGCGGTAACTGGAGATTTTGTTACTTTTTCAAGCGCAGTATCATTAGGCGGTAACGTCACGGCGGCTGTTTTAAACCAGGAATACCAAATAGATCTTGTAACTAGCGCTAACGCTTATACCATAACCGCTAAAAATACTTCTGGCGTGACTGTTACAGCAAACGCAAGTGATTCAGGAAACGGAGGCTCGGCAACTGACGCCGCCTATCAAACAAACTGTGGTTTAGATGTTTATGTATCTTCTACGGGTTGGGGGGTAGGAACTTGGAGCGCTGGAACGTGGGGAGCCTCAACATCTTTGTCTTCCGTAAACCAGCTTAGGTTATGGTCACATGATAATTATGGAGAAAACCTAATAATTAATCCTAGAGCTGGCGGTATATTTAGGTGGGAACAAAACAACGGACTATCCACAAGAGCCTTGCAACTGTCAGGTATTAGT